CCAAAGAGGGAATGTACAAGGATTTTTTTGATGCAGTGAAGTGTAAGGTTCTTGGACTGACAGCAACGCCATACCGTTTAAGCTCCAGCCGTGACTTCGGCTCCATGCTGAAATTCATCACCCGGACAAAGCCTCATGTCTTTTCAGAGGTCATTTACCATGTACAGGTATCAACTCTCTTAGATATGGGATATTTGGCAAAGTTGAATTACTATCCGATGAATCCTTCGGGATGGAATGAACTCAACTTACGGGTGAACACTACTGGTGCCGACTATACGGATAAATCAATCCAAAAGGAATATGAACGAATCGACTTTTACAGTTATCTCGTCCATATCGTCCAAAGGCTGATGAATCCAAAAGCTGGAGGTAAACGAAAGGGAATACTGGTATTTACCCGGTTCTTGAAAGAAGCCGAACAGCTTACGTGGTCCATTCCCGGATGCGCTATTGTTTCGGGTGATACTCCCAAATCTACTCGTGAAAGAATCCTTGCTGCGTTCAAATCTGGTGAAATCCCGGTCGTTGCCAATGTCGGAGTTCTGACTACTGGTTTTGATTATCCCGAGCTTGATACGGTTGTTATGGCCCGTCCTACGATGTCACTTGCTATGTGGTATCAGATAGTTGGTCGGGCTATTCGTCCACATCCTCAGAAAGAGTGTGGGTGGATCGTTGATTTATGTGGTAACATTAAACGTTTCGGAGAGGTGTCGGATTTGCGGTTATTTGATAGCGGCAATGGGAAATGGGCGGTATTTTCTAATGGTAGACAATTAACTAACGTGAGATTTTAGAAATATGAGTTTTAAACCTAAGTAACATGGCTGGCAGACCTACAAAACAAGGGATAGACTATTTCCCTATGGATGTCGGTTTCTTTTCGGACGTTAAGATAAGGAAGATTTCGCGAGCATGTGGTTCTCAATCCACTTCTATACTTATTTGCCTGCTATGTAATATCTACAAAGATGAGGGGTATTACATATTGTGGGATGAAGATTTGCCTTTTGTTATTGCTGACACAGTTGGGGTTTCCGAGGGCGCAGTAAAGGAAGTGTTGATAAAAGCATTGCAGGTCGGTTTTTTCGACAATACGCTTTACGAAAAATACAAGATACTCACATCTTCCGGCATTCAAAAGAGATTTCTTCTTGCTACTTATCAACGAAAAGAAACTACTATAATTCCAGAATATTTAATTGATTGCACAAATAATTCAATTAATCATGCAAATAATTCAATTAATAACAGTGATAATGAACAAAGTAAAGTAAAGGTAAAGAGAAATAAAAAAGAAAGTAAAGAAACCTCTACTAACGTAGAGGCAAAGAAAGCCGAACAAGCTAAGAAACTTGCCGCAGCTAAAGCTGCTACACTCAAACGAAGAGATGTTTTCTATCAGTCTTTAATTCCGTATGTAGAAAGATACGGAAAGGAGATGATACGTGCTTTCTTCGACTACTGGTCTGAACTTAACAAGTCAGAAACCAAAATGAAATTTGAAACTAATCAAACGTGGGAAGTAGCGAAAAGACTTGCTACGTGGGCTAATAGAGAAAAATTTAATGGAAAATCAAGTAATTCAATATCAATCACAGGAACTTATACCGGTGGGAGAGTTGCCCAAGACAAAGCGTCAAGCCGTCAGTCTCTTGAAGACCTCGCCGATGCTATATTGGGACAGCATTAGGCCCAAGAATGTCCTTGATGTGTTTCAGGCTCAGGATAGCGTCTGTTTGTCTATTTCGACTATAGAAAAAGAGTTTGGTGGAGAATATCTACGGGCTTTAATGGTCAAATGGTTGAACAGATTTCTTCATTTTTACTCTGTCAATGGATCAATGGATGCATTACAGGTGGGAGATACCATAAATTTGATAATAGAATCATATCCCCATTATATCCAGGAAGACTTTAAGTTGTTTTTCAATATGGCTAAGAAAGGCGTATTTGGACAGATATTTGGTCGTATGGATGGGGAAGTTATTATGAATTGGCTTATCAAATACGATATTCATCGTGATACGATTGCACAAGAGGAAAGCATTAAAGAGAAGGATAAATTTAAGCCTTTATATCCTCCAGAGAGTGGAAATGGAATCACGTATGGTGAATATCAGGCTCTGAAACGTCGTGCAGAATCCGGGGATACTGAAGCTCTTGAACTATTAAAGCAGCCACCATGAAAGTAACTATCTACTGGGAGAACAAGTCTACTTCTGTTATCCGTAAGAGAATCCGTGATCGATTTGGCATTCCTCACTATATGTCTGTCAATGGTGAAACTCAGGCAGAAATAAGCGAAGAGGATATGCCGGATCTGATGGAGTTGGTTAAACGAGGCTTTATAAGCTTAAGAAATAAATAAAATCTATAAAAGATATGAGCGAACTTTATATACCCGTTGAACGCCCTACGAGGAATCCTATAAACGGCAGATTCTTGAAAGGTATTGCTCCTCACAATAAAGGGAAAACAATGAAGTATCATTCCCCAAAGACCAAACGTAGAAGTCTGAAAAATTTAGCGAAAGGACGTGGTTCCTGGCATAAAACAGGTGCAGGTCTAAATCGTAAAAGTGTAGTTGCGATTAAAGACGGAAAGTTATGCGGCGTATTCCCTTCCATTCAGGATGCAGGGAAAGCGACAGGTGTTAATCCGGCTCTGATCAGCTGTATCTGCAATAAAAAGCCGGGCAAGCATAAAGCGGGCGGTTTTGAGTGGTTCTTTGAAAATGATACTACCTGGTGTGATTTAATACTTAAAAACGATGGATAATAACAGACAGCATATACTGACTAATTATATTTCTTACCTGTATACCACAGGTCGAAATTATGCCACAATTGGCAAGCATATCAAGTATGTAGCGGATTTCCTTGATAGTACAGAAGAGGTCAACCGCCGTGGATATTTGAGTTATAAGCGTAAAAACGCTGATGTCATGGCTCGTTATCCATTAATGTGTTCGGCCATTTGCGATTTGTTGTCTTATCTTAAAATCGGATATGACCGCAGGGAAAAGACGGTAAAGCCATTGGAGAAACTTGACGCCATTTCAGAGAAGAATAAGAAGATGTTGAATGATTTTATAGTATGGCTGACTGATAATAATGATTATTCCCCGCATACGGTTGATTTATACCATACCTCTATGAAGAAATACTTCGAATATGCGAATGAGGTCAATATGGATAATTGCAAGAGATTCATAAAGATGCTTGAGGAGGAAAAATTCGCTCCCGCTACTATCCGGTTACGGATTACGGCCATCGAGAGATTTTCCAAGTGGATGAAGAAACCTGTCGAGCTCAAGCGTCCCAAGATGAAGCGTAAGCTGGACACAAATAATGTTCCGACAGAGGACGAATATAACCGTTTACTGGAATACTTGAAGACTAAATCCAACAAAGACTATTACTTTTTTATCAAGGTTTTAGGTACAACCGGTGCCCGTCTGTCGGAGTTTCTGCAATTCACGTGGGAAGACATCATATCCGGAGAAGTGACATTAAAAGGAAAGGGTAACAAGTACCGTCGCTTTTTCTTTCAAAAACAGCTACAGCAAGAAGTGAAGGCTTATGCGAAAGAATGCGGTAAGACCGGGCTTTTTGCCGTGGGCAGGTTTGGTCCCATGACACAACGTGGACTGGCTCAGGGTATGAAGGATTGGGGCAGTTGTTGCGGCATTGACAAGAAGAAGATGCATCCACACGCTTTCCGGCACTTCTTCGCGAAGATGTTTCTTAAGAAAAACAAGGATGTGATTCAGCTGGCTGATCTTTTAGGTCATGACAGCGTAGACACAACAAGAATTTATTTACAAAAAAGTTATGACGAACAAAAAAGAGACTTTAATAAAAACGTTACGTGGTAGTGTTGATCAGTTGAACAGACTGGAGGACATGATGGACGGATTGACCGTTATGGACGAAACGGACCACGTAGATAACGATTTCCTGATGGAAATGCTTACCTGTGTCAACGCATTTATGGATGCGAGTAATAAGGTCGTATCAAAGGTATCATCATTGCTCGCCCCTGATGCTCCCATGGACAAAAAAAGGGAACAATCTGATGAAGGTAAGAAATGGAGTGTGGAAGAGATATTGAAGCATTGCACGCTTGAGAATAATATCCTCAAACTTCCACAAGTGCAATTCAATAAAAAATCTTATGCCGAAGCCAAAAAGTGGATAGAAGAGGCGGGCGGTTCCTGGCAAGGTGGGAAAGTACAGGGCTTTACATTCCCGTTCAATGCCGAGCGCGTCTTCTCTATTCTCAAAGATGGGAAGCGCTGTAATCTTCAACAGGAATATCAGTTCTTTGAAACTCCGGATAGTGTTGCAGACTGGCTGATAATGCTTGCCGGAGGGATACATGAAGATGACACGGTGTTAGAGCCGAGCGCCGGACGTGGTGCGCTTATCAAAGCTGTTCATCGGGCATGTCCTTCCGTTATGGTTGAATGTTATGAACTGATGCCTGAAAACAGGGAGTTTCTGCATTCGCTGGGCAATGTAATACTACTTGGAGAAGATTTTGCGAAAGATAGCGTGGGCAGCTATAGCAAGATAATCGCCAATCCTCCATTCGCAAACAATCAGGACATAGATCATGTAAGGCTTATGTATGAACGGCTCGAAGAAGGTGGCACGCTTGCGGCCATTACCAGTCCACATTGGAAATTTGCTTCTGAAAAGAAGTGTGCTGCCTTCCGCCAATGGATTGATGAAGTACACGGGCAAGTATTTGAAATTGGTGCAGGTGAGTTTAAAGAGAGCGGAACAGGTATAAGTACAATGGCCGTGGTTATAAAGAAATAAAATCATGTTAGTAGGAACAACAAATCTTAATACGACGCTCAACCTAACCTATGTGTTGACCGATGTCGTAGAAACGCTTCTCTACGATTTGAGAAGTGAAATGGGAAAACAAGGCTATGAATTGCGTCATGATGCAAAACGCAACTTCAACACTGCGATAGCAGCAATTCGTAAATTGAAACTTGATGTTGACAAAACGCAATTATCCACACAGGAAAACTTCGGAAATGACTCCGATTGTCTTCTTGCCTTCATTAAGCTGTTAATAGATCGCTGCGGTGATGATGACAAGAAGATGTTTGAGTTTTATAATTATATCAAGCGGTATCCGTCGCAACTCGGATTGGAACTGTCTGATGAAAAGTGCGTATTCGCGCATGTTTTCGAGAATAAATAACCATCATAACAATAAAGAAATGAATAGTGATGGTAATAAAATTCTGGATGCTATTAAGAGAATGGCAGCAGATGACAATAAAGGTTTGAGAATGACCACTACGATAGTCGATGTTAAAGATGATCCGCGTGGCTCAGTCGTTGGCTTTGGGACTGAAAAAGTTTGCGGAGATGATGCCCTTGCCCAGACAATGGGTTTACCAGGTAAGTATATGGCATGTGCCTTTTTTATAGATCGAGAAGAACTAAAGAAATACCTCTAAACAGTACAATAATGAGGAAAATAGAATTAATAAACCTAACGCTTGATGAGATTAGGCGTTCGGCAACGATGGTTAGTGATGTGTATAAAGATGCTGCATATAGCAATCACAAAGAGCAGAATGAATCGTTTGAAACATTAATGTCTGACTGTGATAGAGTACTTGAAGATGCAAGAATAAAACTCCGTGATGTTCTTGAAAATATTGCGGAATTTCAAAATGCTAAAGATATGGTCTGCCCTGTTGATATGGCACTTTCAGAAACGTCTTACGATCTTATCTATGAGCGCAAAGACGAGTATGATTTTGAAGAAGATCAAGTATAATAACTTAGCGTAAATCTATACAGAAAGGAATATTTATGAAGAGTAAAAAAATAACCGTAATCATATCCTACGATTACGAAGATAAAAATACCGTTAGTAATGATCGGATTGCCGACAGAGTAAAAAATGACTTGTTGAAAGGCAGTAATCCCAATCACGAAAAGATAGAATCTGTTACAGTGGAAGATAACTAATAACAGAATAGAAATGAACACAAGTTTTGAAAGATCGGCTGCTGCTACCGATGAATGGTACACACCGAAAGAAATAATAGACAGTTTAGGCAAATTTGACCTCGACCCGTGCGCTCCCATAAATCCACTTTGGCAGACAGCTAAGATAATGTACAATAAGAGCGATGACGGGTTAACGAAGGAGTGGGCGGGTCGTGTTTGGCTTAATCCTCCTTATTCCCGTCCTCTTATCGGGCAATTTGTTCGCAAGTTAGCGGAACATGGTAACGGTATAGCATTGCTTTTTAATCGTTGTGATAGTAAGATGTTCCAAGATATCATCTTTGAGAAAGCTACGGCGATGAAGTTCCTCCGAAATCGTATTAGGTTCTATCGCCCAGACGGTACTCGTGGAGATTCGCCCGGTTGTGGTAGCATTTTAATCGCTTTCGGCGAAGAGAATGCAGAAGTATTAAGGACATGCGACCTCACAGGTAAATATGTACGAATCAATTAGGGTAAAACTGAATAAATATGAAATCACAAGAAGCAAGAAATTTTGTAAAGACAATGGAGGTTGAGTATAATGCCTACAATAAGATGATTAATTCTACCGTGGCTCATTAAGCCGTTCAAATGGCTGAGATAGAGTTGGAGAAAAAGGCTGTTGAAGCATACAAGAAAGCTTGTACGTGCATAGGATGCAGTCATTGTGACGACTGTGATTCAGTGAGAGAGTTCATTCAATTTTTAAATTCATAATTAATAATATTATGACACGAAAGGAATGCCTGGATAAGATTCAAGAAGCAGTTGACAATTTGGATACACTTCTTGCTGTAATAAAGTCACCATCTAAAACTACAATTAGATGGGATTGTGAAGTATATGCAGATGAAGCGGACAAAATCACGAATGCGCTCAATGCTCTACAGACCAATTATGGGAACGAGACGAGAGAGGAATTTTGCATAGGATTAGATAACGAATAGCCGGAAAGAGTATGAGTAAAAGCAACTTTCAAATTGAGACTGAAAAACTTTGTAAAATAGAATCTGAGCTGCTCAAATTAATATCAGATTCAGGAAACGAGAGTTTGCAAAACAAATTTCTTGAATGGCAGGAACAGAGAGAGATTTGCAATGAAGTATTGATCACGGAACTGGAACGCCATGTTAACCAAGAAACAACAAAGCATAAATATGAAGATAATAGCCAAACAAGATTCAGAGGGTGAAATACTGAACCGACAGAACGAACTCCTTCTGGTAGATTATAAAAGAGCGGTCGCATCCGGTTGCTTTCAAGGTACGCTTGAAGAATTTAAAGAATTTCGGGAAGTTGGCTGCTGGGGAATTGTCAGCATGAATCGGGACGATTTTTCAGACTTTTTTCAAATCCCTAATAAATTAGGGGGTGATGCGAACGGCGCTTCTGGTCCTTTGGGTGTAAACTCCGGATCTGTCTTTATTCTTGTTCCCCGAGAATGTAAGTATTGTAAGGTAGCTTCTTTCCCTACTCTTGAGATGGCAGAACATTTTGTTTCTGAGAATCCCCACATGACTGATATCGAAATTATCACAGAATGTGAATTTGTAAAAGCATATAATGATAGGTTTTATCCATTTAACCGATTATAAATACTTAAATCGTTATGATAGAAATATTAGAATTTATCTTTCAGAGTTTCTGGCATTGGCTAGGCACCGTAATACTTATAGCTGTCATTCCTGTTCCGTTTGGGAGTATTCGAACTCTGTTACGTGTAAAAAGAGATGCAAAAAATAAAACTGAGAAGATATGAATAAGAAAAAACATGTTTTGGATTTCTACGAAGAGAATACTCCTCACAATGAAAAAGAATATGATGAAGGATGTTTAATTGCTTTTGCCATAGTTGGGATTACTTTTCTTGCATTTGTTGCTGGAATTTTATTTATCGGAATTTAAAACTAAAACTGAAGAATAAATGAAAACATTGATAATTTATAATTCAATAGATGCACCTTTGCAGTATGCAATAGTAGAAGGTGATTATTCTGATTTAAACGGAGTCTGTATTAATTCTTTTAATGAAGACAGAACAAAAGTCGAGAAAGCATGTGAGCTTCTCTTTGATAAAGATGGAAGATTTTTGCTTCCATTTTCTGAAGATATTTCCCTATTAAATAATAAAAATTGGGATGTAGCTGCTGTAATAACATTCATTCCTTGAATTAATGTAAGGTTATACAGAAATGAAGGAATCACATACAGGCATTGGAATATGTCATTGTTATCAATGCCGAATGGATAAGAAGCATTGCAGTTCTAAAAAAAGAAAATTTGAGAAACGGGCTATAAATAAGTTCCGTCGGAAACAATTGAAATTAGATGAAATAATAAAATGCAATCGTTTTGGAAAATATTGGGCTTGATCCCAATACTTTCAGATTTAAAAAAAAGAAAGGATCTAATTATGAAACAGACAGTAGAAGAAGCCGAGAAAGAATATTGCGATAAGAATTATCCGTATTCAGATTTGAATATAAGGTTGCTGGTGGAAAATGCGTTTGAAGCTGGTGCTGAATGGCAATCAAATCAATCACCTTGGATAAGTGTGAAAGAGAAGGCTGGTTGCGATTCATCGAATGATTGTATTGTAATGGATAGTGATGGTGAGGTATTTAGAGCATGTTTCATCAGAAACAAGTGGCTGAAATATAATCGCGGGTATTATGTGATAGACAATGTGACTCACTGGATGCCTATCCCTTCTTTCGATGAAATACTGGAAGCTAATAGGGATGTATTAGAACGGATTAAAGAGAAAGGAGATTAAATATGAAAGCAAGAGTAAAATCAACAGGGGTTCTAATAGATGTAATTCCGAAAATAAATACCAATGCGTTACATAGTGGAGATAACCTATATGTATGTGATAATATGGTATTCAGAGAGTGTGAACTTGACTTTTTAAATATTGGAAATTCAGCTATTGATTGGGAACAGAGGCGCTACGAATTGGCGAAAGCTGCTATGCAAGGGATTTTAAGTGACAATACAGAAGTTGGTTACGCTTGTTCGGAAGCAGATTACAAGAAAGGAGAGAAACATACAATACCTATAAGCATTGCTCGGTTTGCAATTGCTTGTGCTGATGCTTTAATTAATGAATTAATGAATAAAAATGATAGAAGTATTAAGGAATAAAACTCCTGTCGCTCGTAAAGAGCATAGATGTGAATTTTGTGGTGAGGTGATACACGTTGGAGAAAAGTATAACAGGCAGTCCAATGTTTATGATGGTCGTATTTATGATTGGGTAAGTCATTGTGTATGCTCCAAGTTAGCCTATGAACTTGACATGTTTGATGATTGTGATGAAGGTCTTGACGGTGATGGGTTTGTTGACAGATTGAATCAGTATGTTTATGACAATCATTATGATGATAAAATAGATGATATTGCGAAAGATTGGCAATTACCACGCTACGAACTTGTAAAGAAAGTATTAGATGAATTAAAAAAGGAGGAATAACCATGACCGAAGAATTTGTAACGCTTGAAACAGCAAAGTTGCTGAAAGAAAAAGGTTTTAATGAATACTGCGAGAATGTTATTGATAATAACGGTGTATTGCGCAAAACTTTATACCGAACAAATAACTATTTGCCTAAAGTGTGTTATTCTCGACCTACCCAAACTATTGTGGCTAAATGGTTAAGAGAGACAAAGAATGTTCATATATGTATTTATAATAATGCTTGCGGCTATGGATATGAAATATCTAAAGCAGATAATGGCACACACATATCTAATGACTTAAAAGATGGTCCTAACAATGGAGGAGTTTGGGATACATATGAAGAAGCATTGGAAGCAGGAATACAGGAAGCATTAAAACTTATGTGATTATGGAAAATATTAATTTGAATAAATGGCGCGACAGTGCTTATAAGACAGCCTGTGAGCACGGTTTCCACGATAAGGAATTAAGTAATGAACATTGCTTAATGTTAGTGATCACAGAGCTTTCCGAAGCTGTAGAAGCGGACCGAAAAGGTAGATTAGGAAAAAATTGTAAACGTCGTTTTGAAATGGAATACAATCGTTATCCTGCATTAGTAGAGGAAGAAAAACGATTTAAGTGCTCGTTTGAAAATAATGTAAAAGATTCACTTCCCGATGAACTTGCCGATGCTGCTATACGACTGTTAGATCTATGCGGGCTACGTAGAATTGAGTTAGAAAATGATTGTCTGGATGATGAAGTGCTTGAAGAATATTCGCGTATATTCATTGGCAAAACATTCACAGAATCCATTTTCAATATTACTAAAAATCTTATTGATGGAGATATATCCTACTCTCTAATTAAGATTTTCGGGCTTGCTAAGCATCTTGATATTGATTTGCTCTGGCATATTGAACAGAAACAAAGATATAATGAATTAAGACCTATGTTGAACGGGAAAAGATATTAATCATGAACAGAGAAATAATATTTAGAGGAAAAAGAGTTAATGGTGGTGAATGGGTATATGGAGATTTGCTTCATATTGCGGGAGGATGTATTATATATTATGGCTCTCAAAAAGATTGTGAGATTACTACCGGCAAGCATGTTGCCGTTGAGTTGCTTCATGATGAAATCTCTGTTGTTGTTCCAGAGACCGTCGGGCAATTTACTGGATTGTTTGATAAGAACGGAAAAGGAATATATGAAGGTGACATTATTGAACAAATAGTTACAAATGGATACGGCTATGGTTTTATAGGTGAAGTAGGATTTGATAACGGAGTTTTTGGTATAAAACATAAGACTTATAAAGGTTACATTGTGTCACGTTTTGTATATTCCTCAGATTGGAATGATGGTCATGCGCACGGAACTATTTTATATGAATATGAACTAAAAGGAAATATCTACGATAATCCAGAGTTGATGAAGGAGGAATAACGATGAAAGGAAAGATATATAAAATAACTATACGCCAAATATCGTTTATGATAGGGTGGTTTCCACATGCGGATAAATGGTACCACAAACTACAGATTATCTATTAATCAAGTTTTTATATTAGGAAAAAAATAATTATATTTGTAATGTGTATTATGTTATACATAACTCAGACTAACGAAAAGACATGAAGCTAAGACCTAAACAAGAAAAATTCTGTAATCTTTATATTGAGACCAGTAATGCTTCTGAAGCATATAGAAAGGTATATTCGTGCAAAGGCTCCAGTGATAAAACTGTATGGGAGGCAGCATCTAAGTTGGTTTCAAAGCTGTCTCCCAGAATACAGGAGCTCCAAAGTGAATTAAGAAAGAAGTCAAATATTACTAAGGATCGCGTACTTGAGGAATTGCGGTGTATTGCATTTGCTGATATCCGTGATTTCCTGAGTATAAGAAATGGTATGGTGATATTTAAAGATTCATCCGAATGGACTGAAGAAATGGCGCGTGCAGTAGAAAGTGTTAAAGTTACCAAGGAGGGGATTGAATTAAAGTTGAATGGTAAGAGTTGGAGCATATCTCGTATTTGCAAGATGCTGGGATATGATGAACCGACAGAAGTTAATATAAAACAAATGTTGCTTGATATTGATACGGGGACGGGGGATTAATGGAAAAGGTATCTATTAGTTATAGAAAGTTTAATCCAAATTTTCATCATCTTAGGGAAGCTATGAAAGATGATGATATAAGGTTTATCTTCCTCTATGGAGGTTCTTCATCGGCAAAGTCTTTTTCTGTAGCTCAGGCTATGTTGATAGAATGTCTTTCAGGGGGTAATAATACGCTTGTATTTAGAAAAGTAGGTTCTTCTATTGCTGATAGTATTTATAAGACTTTTCAGGAGGCGGTAAGGTCCCTTGGAGTATATAGACTATTCTCGTTTAGAGAGAATAAGATTATTTGTTTTAACGGGTCCTACATAACATTTAAGGGATTGGATGATTCTGAGAAAATAAAAGGATTGGAGAGTTATAAATATGTTGTCTGTGAAGAATTGTCAGAGTTTAAAGAAGAAGATTTCAAACAGATAAAGAAGCGTCTTAGAGGCCGGAAAGGACAGAAAATCATTTCAATGTTTAATCCAATTGAGGAAGAGTGTTGGATTAAAAAAAATGTATTTGATAAAGAGCAGTTAAAAGAAGAGTCAAATGACTTGTATGGTATATTGAGAGACAATGAAACAAAGAAGATTCTTCCTAAAGAATTCTCAATGATTGCTAGAAAATGGAAAAATACAGAAAGGCTTTTGAGAAATCCTAGAACGGGAATTGAGGAAGTTCATGCTCCGGATACAGTTATAATGCAATCAACTTACCTCAATAATTTTTGGGTAGTTGGCAGTCCGGACGGGCAATATGGATTTTATGACCGGCAGGCGGTTGCTGATTTTGATAAGGATAGGACAAGAGATTATAATTACTATCGTATATATGCGCTTGGGGAATGGGGTAAAATAAAGACAGGTGGAGAGTTTTTGCATGCATTTGATTCTGGTAAGCATAAGAAGATATGTCCTGTAACAGAAGGAGTTCCTTTGCATATTTCTGTTGACAATAATGTTCTCCCATATATCAGCGTATCAATATGGCAACATGAAGAATTGGAGTTAAGGCAAGTTCATGAAATCTGTGCTGAAGATCCGTTTAATACGGTAACTAAAGCAGCCGAGTTGACACGTACATGGCTGGAAGGAATCGGATATGACGATGTGGTATATTTGCATGGAGATGCGAGTACCAGAAGCGGAAATACTATTGATGATGAAAAGAGATCTTTTCTGGATAAATTTATAGATGTGTTGGAAGAAACTTTTCGGGTGGTTGATATGGTTCCTAAAAAGAACCCTCCTGTTGCTATGTCGGGAGAGTTTGTGAATGCTTTATTAGAGGGTTTCCATGGAATATCTGTGTCTATTGATGAATCATGTAAGAAGTCTATACAAGATTACGAGAATGTAAAGAAAGACACTAATGGAGGAATATTAAAAGCTCGGATTAAGGACAAGATAACAAAACAGAGTTACGAGGAGTTTGGGCATTTAACAGACTGTTTCCGTTATGTGTGTACAGATATATTCCGGGAACAGTTTTTATCATATTCAATGGCTAGGAAGAGAAATACACATAAGAAAGAAAATATGAAGTATTATAATGTAGGAATAGCAATAGAAGGAGATTCTATAGTCTATATCATGCCAGATTGCAATGGTAAGTTTATAATGATACATGCAGTCTATGGAACTGAGGTCTTTATCGACGGAGTTTTATTTAGAGATGGATTTGATGCCGGATTAATGGAAGAGAAACTCAAAGAATGGGCACCTGTCAGTACTGTTTTTGAAAGTCATAAATCATATTTCCAATTTGCAAGAGATGTTCGGGAATGGATGGATAATGTGCGGGCTACCAGCTTATATGCGAATATGGACCAAAGAATATCTGCAAATGAAGAATTTATAAAAGAGAGATTTAAATTTAGAAGTGATTATGATGATTATCCTGAATATCTTTCTTTTATGAATTCAGTGATGGATTATAATGGTAAAGAGAACTATGAAGGGATTAATTGCCTGAGTGCTTTGGCTTCGGTAGTTGCAAGAACAATTAGGAATAATCAGTAATTGTTTGATCTGCCGGTTCTCTCTTTACTCTCAGGAAACGTATAAATAGGATATATCCCTTTACACGCTTTCTGAGCCGGTTCACGTAAGAAGTTCCGGCCCCTTATGAACCTTCCTCTTATTAGTTCTGTTCTATATGATAATAGATGTGATTTAGCTGATAATCATGTTGATATTAGTTAAAAACATAGCTTTGGTGGTAAAAATAGTGATGATTTAGCGTGAGATACTGACTGATTGCTTATATTTGCAACATAATAACACTACAATGTAGCGTAATTATATTTATAGATTATGAAAGCTTCTACCTATACACAAAAAACATTGGTAATAGAGAATCCTTCCAAAGGACTATTAGACTTTGTAAATAAGCTGAGAGATAGGAAATTATCTCAGCAGGAAAAATTACGCAATAAAAAGGACTGCACTATAAAAATTAATGCATAAATTTATTAGATGGATATTTCCGTTTTTGTGAGTTTAAAATTAGATGATAAACATGAATGAATTATACGAAAAATCTGATTTAAATATAGATGCAGCTGAAAAATTGTATAATCATTGCCTTTATGATTCAGTATGTCATCCTGCATATTATTCATGTTTACAATTAATGAGTCATAAATTAATTAAAAAAGGAATGTCTCTGTCAGATCAAGCCAGTTTATGTAGTACTAAGTATTTTGGGCATTCACATAAATGTTTAATAGAAGAAACATGTAAACGTCTGAAATTTGACAAGTGTAGGGATGAACAAGATTATCGTAATGGAGTTAAGCAATTAAAGGAAAAAAGAGAGTCTTCCGATTATAAAGAGGAAAGGATTTCGAGGGAAGCAAGTGAAGCTTGTATTAAATTGGCGAAGGAAATAAGACAAAAATTAAATTCAATATAATTATGGATGAAAGAATACAAAAAATCAAGTCATTTTTGAACAAAATGAATGAAAAGTTTCCCATTTTAAAATTTAAATGTGGTTATGCTTTTTCAAACCATCATACTTATATTGTTGAAGTTGAACCATTGTCAGAATTTAGAGACAATGAAGAATATGCCTACCATGAACTGGTTTTCTGTAAAGAATTTGAGTGCTTGCACAATGATTATGATATAATTTTTGTATCAGATGATGGGTTGTGTAAAGTTGACCAAATACTTTTAGAGGTAGGATATGATAATCCTGTACGATATGAAACTAACAATGAAGAAGTATTTTATATACGTTTGGATTGTTGGTTACAAGGGGAAAATTACGCTTTAGCAGCATAAAATATGAAAGAAGTTGAAGTTTATAAATCAGATTTTAGATTAGATAATTATCTAATAAAAGAGTCTTCATTAAAAATAAAAGGTGGAATTGAAAAAGATAATACCTTATCCATTGACATAAATCCTAGTGGAATAAAGAGGAAAGATAAGTTTACTTTGACGCTAGAATTGGAAGTTAAGGATGAGAAAGAACTTTTTTACGCTAAGTTAATAATAGATGCTTATTTTCTATTTAGAGAGAGTATTCCTATGGAAAGATTAGGAGCATTTTTTACGATGAATGCTCCTGCAATTATATTTCCTTATATACGAGGGTATATTTCAATGCTAACATCCTTATCCGGATGTGGTACCGTATTACTTCCAACTTTAAACTTGACTAGTATGGGGGAAAAACTTGCCCAAAATATAAAAGAGGTAAAAGAATAAATGGAAGAGAAGTATAGGCTTTCAAACATAACAGAACTGATCAACTGGGGAAAGCAATTGCTTGTTTCTGGGAAATATCCGAATGAACTCCAATTGGATAAAGCCTCCAAGATAGTAGACTGCAAATACTATATTGAGTCTATGACAATGATGATCGGGGCCCAGTGGGAAAACCCTACATACTATCCGTGCATTGATCAGTTTTACAGGTTTAGGGAGGTAATAGAAAAAATGGATAAGGCAGCCGAGTAAGCTGCCTTTTTGTTCTATTTTTCATGTGGTAAAATTATAACCCCCGTGATTTTTCTGACTAAGTGCCAAAATTTGGTTCTATTTTTAAGATTCTATAAATAAAGGGAGAGTGTGTTTTGCTCTCCCTTCATCATATCTACCGTACTTTTTTCTCTATTTTCATGAACACATTGCGTCTGCTTTTTGTTTCAGCCTGCTTTGTCCGTTCATTGAGGATAAGTTTGAGTTCATTGAGTTCCTTGTGCATTCTAAGGATATCGTCGGTAAGTGATACGACACGGCTCAGCAATACCATGTCCATATTGGTATATTTTGAAGTTTCCATATAGCTTTTTATTTAGAATTTCATTTAGATTAATTTCGTTTTCTTCGTCGAGATCCCGGGAGCCGTATTGCTCCCGGGGTGTTCATCCCCTAACAGAGATGTTCGCCTGATTGGTAGTCGAAGCATTATATATAATCAATCGTTGTAGAAGAACGATTCTCCTTTCTTCCGTGTAAGTCTGTAACCTGTGTACAGACAAACCAATATTAATATAATCTCTATCATAATTCTAAGGTGTTAGAGGTCTGCTCACCTTATAAACAAGGTGAGCAAAACAGAAATAATATGTGGTTAATTATTATGCAGCGGGTTCGAATTCTCCTTTAATCTGCTTAATTGCTTTCTTGACGTTCCATCCACATTCGTTCAAGGCATGGATGAAACGTAGCCCCTTAGTGGTCCATACTGTGTAAACGCTCGTTCCTATAGATCCGTCGTTACGGGTATATGTTTACGTCCTTGTAGCATGAAGCCCCCAAGTAGAGAAAGGAGAATATAGTAACCATTGCCCTGACTGTTTGTAAAGGATACCTATTTCTTTCATTTTCCTATGAAGCTTCTCCGCATCCATACCGATTTGCTTAGCCACCTGTGTGGAGGTAAGCGTGTTGACCGATTGCAAATGGTTATCGTAGTAGTTAACTTTCGGGGCTGCTTGCTTGATTTCCTTCTCTTGTAATTCGATAGTGATTTGCTTTTGTTGGACTTCTAAAGCCAAACGTTCTTTCTCTTCTTCCGATGATACTAATGCTTTCAGTGCCTCTAAGTAGTTTTTCGGAGTTTGAGGTTTGCGTTTCTCCATTTCAAGTGATTCCCATCTATCGATGATTTTTTCACGGAGTATCGCGTCATAACCAGAAGCTAAAATTAAACACCCCTTCTTAGTGAGTTCGAAGCAAGGGAGTTCTTTATATCCTCCTCTTGGCTGTGGCTGCTTGTAGGATGTCTCCACAAAATTGTGGGCAGATACTCCTTGTTTAAGTAAGTTCCTGATGTCTCGTAAAATAGCATCATGTCTTTTCCCTGTAAGTTCCGCAATTTCAAGTGAACTCATTCTATCCGTATCGTGGATTAACGTCGCCATCAAACTACTATTATTTGTTTGATTTTGATTGTTAGGATTACTGTTAAGCATAAACAATAAAAAAGAGGTACTACCATCTTTCCCGCTGCTTAACACATTCCTAACAAATGCTGACATTCCATTACAGTTTGCCACGGGGGTATAGTAATACCTCAAATATTTTAAGTACAAGCATAAAAAAATGCTCGCATGATTAATGCAAGCTCCGCTTGCATTTGTTAGGATTATAAATATGTTAAGCACTGCAAATATAGATATTTTAGTTGAATACCAAAAATAATTAGGGCAAAATTTGGTCAGTAAGTATCTATTTAATTATTTTGCACAATATTTTTTAATATTAAAATGTTATATTCATGAAACGAACTATTTTATTGTTACTATCTATTGTTTCTATTCTGTCATTAGCTTCTTGCGGTGATGATGACAAACCAATTGTACAATCTATAGAGATTTCTCCAAGTGAAGCCACTGTGAAAATTGGAGAAAAAATAACTCTTGCTGTCAGTCATTCGCCGGCAGATTTACCTGCTCCCGAATATGAATGGAATTCTTCTGATGAAACAATTGCAACTGTTGAAAACGGTATTGTTTATGGAAAGTCTGTTGGAGAGGTTACTATATCAGTTTCTTCTTTTAATCTAAAATTGAAAGATATATGTAAGGTCACTGTAACTCCAATTGAAGCAACTGGTATCAAACTATCTGAGAGTGAGAAGACGATGACTACCGGTGAATCATTCCGTTTGGAGTATACGATAGAACCTGAAAATACTACCAACAAAGAAGTGGAGTGGGAGTCTTCGGATAAAACTATAGCAACGGTTAATGCAGATGGCGAGGTTACAGCCGTTTCCGATGGTGAATGTACTATTACAGTCAAAGTCAAAGGAAGTGATACCTCCGCCAAATGTGTTGTTAAAGTGAATCCTATTAAGGTTACAGGAGTTACATTGAATGAAACAACTAAATCTATTGAAGCCGGTGAGTCATTTACTCTGACAGCTACTGTATCTCCTGAAAATGCAAAGGACAAAAGTATCAAATGGTCTTCCAGCGATCCTAATATCGCAAAGGTAGAAAACGGATTGGTGACTGCATTGGCAAAGGGTACATGTAACATAATTGCCACTACTAATGATGGGAACTTTAAAGCTCAGTGTGCTGTGAATGTTTTGCCTTCTTCGGTAAAAGGAGTTCAGTTTACGGAGTCTTCTGTTAAGGTCCTTAATGGCGAAAGCTATACATTGTCGTATTCCATTTTGCCTGAAAATGCAGAGAATAAAAATGTAAAATTTAGCAGTTCTGCACCCAACATTGTTTCCGTAGACAATAATGGAAAGGTTACAGCATTGAAGGAAGGCACTTCTACAATAACAATAACTACAGAAGATGGTGGACATACTGCTACTTGCGAAGTAATATCTACTGGAATTACAGACTTTATTAATTTAAATATTTCTGGGGGATCAGGAGCAGGACTTGTTATTATTAATGGTTATATAACTGGTTCTTTGTATTGCCATATTACGAATACAAGCTCTAAAGAAATATCTCTTACTAAGTTTGAGGTAAAAGATGGATCAACAGGAAGCACCGTATTATACACTGACGAAGCCTCTAAACTGGGCTCTCTTAAGTCAGGGCAATCAACCAATCTTGGTGGTCAGATGAGGTATGTTTACCTTCCTATATTCTCTTGGACATTTACCTATGAGGGTAAAGAGTATCAAGTATCTGAACAATATAAACGATACTAATCAGATAATTTAATATTTTCAAATTATGAAAAAGTTTATAGCAATTTTGTTTGTTTTTGGATTTATTTTTAGTGGTTGTAAGTCTTCTTATTCTTCTTATAAAGAAACTACTACTTCATTAGATTTTAGGGAATATGTTAAGCAAGGGTTCGTTATAATTCCTGCAACTGTAGGATTTGAATATACTCCGGTTGAATATACTCCTATTTCTGAAATTAATGTGTTATTTTATTCAGGTAATAAATTACCAGATGATTTAAAAGGGAAAAGAGGAATTAAAACATCAAAGATTTGGAGTGTAACTGAATATCATCCAACTTCAGAAAGAATATTAGATAAGATAGTTGAAGAGGCCAAAGCAATGGGAGCCAATGGCATAGTCAATTTTAAATCATCATATATTAAGTCAAAGAATAGTAAAGGATATTGGGAGGTTTCTGGAGTTGCTGTAATAACAAAGCAATGATTTGATAATTTCCTAAGAAACACTTTTTATTTGGCTGGGAGCAATCCCGGCCTTTTTTTTATATCTTATCTGTTAACTGATAAAAAAGGCAATGGAACCTAAATTCCATCGCCTTGAATATGCCTCCAAAGAGGTCTCGTGTAAACAAATGCCGAAATTAAAGTTGTACCGCCAGCATTTCTCTCGCTGCCCTGTGTATTGCTTCCTCTATCTTAGCTTTTTGTGCTTCGGAAGCAAACGCTATCCTCTGCTTGTACTGGCGCATCAAAGAGGGATTAATGCCTGCATACTTTGCGAAAGTAGATACGCTTATAAACTTGAAATTATCAAAGAATGAGGCTATATCATACTTATACTCAAACTCTACATTCTTCAGTTCCCCTGGCACTTCATTACCTTGCTCTTTAAGCATGGTAATATAGTCATCAATACATTCATGTAGTGATCGTTTTGCTTCATCAACGCTTTTCCCTTGACCGTTCAAGTTAAAACCGTCAAATTCCGGAACATAGACACTTATTGTCTTGTCGTCCCACATTTCAACAATAGCAACCGTTTTCATATTCCATTTATTTTATAATTCCGGTAAACAAATGTGCGGGTCATTTAAGACCCGCATCTTTCATCATGCTGTTAAGAGTGCCGCCTTTTATTTCTTGCGAACCATGCCTGCCCACTCGGAAGTATTTCCCCGTTTTCGGACTGTACCATACGTCGTGTTCTTTGCCGTGACTCACGAAATAGCAGCCTATCTTTGCAGCCTTCTTTAAGAACTCTGTTGTTTTCATTTCAAAGAGCATTTGTTTACGGGTACAAATATAACATATTTGTTATAAATATGATAATAATAGAACATGTTTTTAAGCACACTTGGATGGGAAAAGTCTAAAACCTTTTTGTTTTTAGTCAGTATCTCAGTAAGTAACAGTTACATTTAATTTGTTAATAATATTCTTGTTTTTGTTCGTTTACTTACTTAATTATATTATAAACCAATCTGTTAAATGAAATAAAAATCGTAATTTCTATAGATAAAAAAAGAATGATTTAGGTAAATAATCAATAATATTATCTATATTTGCAGTGGAGAGTATCCACGGCATATAAAGGTATATGCTACCGTAAATCATAAAAGAACGAAAATACATAAAAACGGGAGTGGGTACGCCTTTGGGTGTATCCACTCTTTTTGCATATATGGGTAGCTGGTTTTCAAAAAAGGCAATGAATATGACCGATAAGGTTAATGTGGTTGAGAAGAAAGGTAATGATACATTCTATCTTACCAATCTTTTTGATTCGAAAGGTGCCATCTGGAAGACGGACTTTGATATGTCCCAAGCCATGGATAAAGAAAACGCCTTGTTTTATTGTACTCCGTTCGCTACCGTTATAAGGAAGGTGGGAGCCATGTTTGCAAACGGAAGGGTTTACCTGACAGATTCAGAGGGTAACGATGTCACAGATCCGAAGCTGACCGCCTTGTTTAAGAAACCTAATCCGCTTCAAAATTCCATCGCCTTCTTCTCTCAAATAGAAATGGTTCTCCGGACATATGGATACTGCCCTATATATACCAACCGTATTTTTAAGAAAGGCATTCCTCGTACGATGTGGATCATCCATCCCACGCATTTCCATCTGACCGGTACCGGGAAATCTCTGGACCAGGTAGATCTGGACGGAATAGTCAAGGAGGCGTACGTTGAGTGCGGGACTGAGAAAAAGGTCCTTAACAAGGAGGAGTATTTTATCATTTACGACAGTGATATCCATATTCCTTGCAATGAAGGTGATGAGATAACGTTCGGTACGGCCGTAGACAGTTTGTCTATCCCTGTTTCTAACTGGATGGCTTCTATGCAGGCAAGTAATTCCCTGATAACGAATGGAGGACCCAAAGGGATCATTTACAATAACGATAACAGTGAGACAGGTAATGCTTCGCTGAATTCAACCGAACAGAAATCACTTCTTGATAGATTCAAGCGGAAGTACGGGTTGATGAAAAGTCAGTTCCAGATTGCTGTCTCCCGTGCTAAATTGGGATGGATTCCCTTGAATTATAATTCTGACCAGTTGAAACTTCATGAAGAGGATAAGAGGTGTACTGAAAAGATCGCTAATGCTATCGGTCTTAACCCGAGCCTTTTTAATGAAAGTAAGTTTGAGAACCAGGAATCGGCTAAACGTGCCGGTTACCAGGACTTGATTATACCTAATGCAGAGATAATAGCTGAGGCTTTTACGGAGAATGTTTGCCCGGAAGGTACAATTATGAAGATTGATTTCTCACACGTAGAATGTTTGCAGGCGGATAAGAGTAAATCATCGGAGGTTCTGCAACGGGTGATGGACTCCATGATTAAGGGGAAACAGGCCGGCCTTATTACCGGAGACGAGGGAAGAAGCGTATTAGCTGAATATATAGATATTGATCCTGAAAAACCTAAGGGAGATTATGGAAACGAAGAATAAATATAAAGGTAGAATCGGGAAGCAGACTAAATCCTTTTCGTTTGAGACAAAGGATCTGTCCATTGACAGCGGAAGCCGTAAGATCTCAGGATATGCTGCCATATTTGGCAACATAGACAAGAGCGGAGATATGCTTATAAAAGGATGCTTCTCAAAAAGTATCCAAGACAGGGGACCGGAAAGTGCGGCCAACGACAAGATTATCTTTCTGTGGATGCATGATATGAGTGAACCCATCGGTCGGTTGACGGCTTTGCGTGAGGATGAAAAGGGGTTGTATTTTGAAGCCGTAATTGATGATGTAGAACGAGGCAACCAGGCTTTGACACAGCTTGAATCCGGAACACTGAACCAGTTCTCTATTGGATATAGATACGTGTGGGAGAAATGTGAGTGGGATGAAGGAAGAGATTGTCTGATCGTAAAAGAGGTTGTCCTTTATGAAATCTCTGTTGTCTCAATCGGTGCTAATGGTGAAACGGAGTATCTGGGATTAAAGTCTGAGGAGGATTACCAAGACCGATATTGTGAATTGGTATCTGACATCGACGTCTTATGTAAAGGGCTTAACGTCATAAAACAACAAGAGTTACAAAGGATCATTGCTAAAGCTATGTCACTTGCTTCTGCAAGGCCGGAAAGCAATCCGCCAGCAAAGGAAGCCGACGTACGTGGTAAGAAGTCCATGTTTAATAAATTAAAACTAAAACAGGATTGCTTATGAAATTAGGATTTTTGGACCTTATTGACACAAAAGGAATGTCTGAGGATGACAAAAAAGTATGGGAGAAGATGGACATCGCCTTGGCTGATTCTATCGATAAGGAGATAGGAGAGAAGATCAAGTCTTACCTTAACGATGAACTGAAAATTGAGGATCTGCGTACATCTATTACTGAAGCGGTAAAATCGATCAGCGATTTCAAGAAAGAGAATGGCGAAAGTGCGGTTGACAAGAAAACGTTTGATGAAACCATCAACAGTATCGAGGAAAGCCTTATCCGGATCAAGGCCGCTACGGAAAAGGCCGGGAACGGTGAGATTGCTCTTAAGAGCATCGATAAACAGATTGAGGAACAACTGAAGGACTTTATCACGGTTGAGAAAGGTGCCAAGGTAGTTGACTTGAAAGGGGCGTGTAAAGCATCTGCCGGCTATAAGAAGAGTATTAATCTGGTGTTGGACAGCAAATCTGTTTCTACAGTAACCAGTACAGGCATTGCACCGCATTATAACAATACGGTAGATACTACTCTTTCTGTAGATCCGAAAGCTGAAACAGTTATTCGAAGATACGCAAACGTGGCAAGCATCAGTACGCGTTCGTTGACTTATGCTGAGTTCAAGCCGGGAGAAGGTGATGCCAGATGGGTACCTGAAGGTGGCCTGAAACCTAATATGGATGCAACGCTTTCAGAAAAGAGCATTACTGCCGGTAAGGTTGCGTTGACTGTAAAGCTGACAGAGGAAACATTGACTGATTTACCTCAGTTGGTAGCCGAAATCAGAGCGGAAATAATTAACCGTATCGGTATTACAGAAGAGGAAGGCATTATTTCGGGTACCGGAGAGAACGGACAGATTAGAGGCGTATTTAAGGATCTTCCTTCATTCTCACTTACCGGATTCAAAGTAGCTAAATTGCCAAATATGTATGATGTCATTGTAGCTGCATATACACAGATTCTTTCTACAAGCAAGATGAATTATCGTCCTAACCTTGTTTTGATGAATCCGATCGATTATGCTATGATGCAGCTTGAGAAGGATGCAAACGGACAATACCTGCGGCCGTTCCGTGTTGGTGATGAACTGATCAGAGGACTTGCGGTGGAAACGTCTACTGCTATCGAGCAGGGTAAATTCTGTATCGGTGACTTCAATTACCTGAATATTCGCGACCTGGTTCAACTGACCATTACTTTCGGCTGGGAGAACGACGACTTCACGAAGAACCTTGTGACCATGATCGGTGAAAAACGATTGATGGCCTATGTGAAGGTACAATATAAGACTGCATTTGTGATTGATTCATTTGCTACGGTAATGGAGGCTATTTCTCCTTCAGTTGGTAGTTAAACATAAAGTTGGATAAATATGGGAAAAGAGTATAACATGGACCTGCATAAGCAGTACGAGGTTGAGTTCATTAAAGACGTGAACTTCTTTAAGAAAGGGGATAAAACGAGTGTGAATATGCCCCTTGCAAGTAAGTTTTTCAAGGACGGAAAGATCCGGGTGCCGAATAACCTGATGCAGGATGCAAAAGAGCTCGGCTGTGAAGAACTGTTCGTTAAACCGGGTGATAATAAATTAAAAGAGTAGCATATGATAATTGACGGTACATACTTTAAGGGGACAACATCTATAGATGGACTGAACGTGGATACGGGGGCTCCTTCAATTACCCGTACTGCAATGAAGGACTATCTTGACAGTTTCATTGATACGTATGAAAAAGAGTATCTGAAATTGGTGTTGGGAAGGGATATGTGCCGTCAATTCATAAACTACCTGAAGGCAGACGGGGAAGATAAGATTGATAAATGGGAAAGGCTAAAAGAGTTTCTAACCAAGGATGGTAAAAGCCCTATCGCAAATTATGTGTTCTTTTTCTTTGTGAGAAGGAACAATGTGCATGTAAGCGATGTGGGCACAACCAGTTCTGATGATGAAGACCATGCCGATCCCAATGTGGTACTTATTCCGGCATGGAATGAAATGGTTGAGATGAATCATGATTTGCTTGACTTCCTGTGTGGGGATGACAGCTATGACGGTTTTTCATTTGACCGCTCAATGCTGGAAGAGATTAATTCGTTTGGCTTATGATAGTAATAACGGATGTATTCAGGGAAATAGTAGAGCGTGTCTCAAAGGAGTATGGCAAACATATCTCGTATATGTTCGGAGACTGGAGCTACATTTCTGACCAGTTGTTAGTTTGGAGCAAATCAAATGATACTGCGAAGCTAAAATATCCCGCCATATTCCTTTATTCTCCGATCGAAGAGGACAGGACCGGCGAGAAAGGGAAAATGTCATTGGATATACTCCTTGTCGTAAATACATTGCCTTCATATACCAACGAAGAACGTTCGCGTATATCATTCGCCGAATGTCTCAGACCTATTTACGAGATATTGATCAAGGAGATCGGTAAAGAGCCGGCGTTTGATATGGCTTATGTAAAAAGTATCCCGCACATATATGTTGAGAATTACCGGTACGGCAAAGCAGGAGTGACGGGTCCGGACGGAAAGCCATTCAAAGATTATATCGACGGGATAAATATTAAGAATTTACAGATCACATTAAAAAAGGAGAAGTGTTATGGCGATAGAATTTAGAGAATGTAAGGGGCAGGAAGACTTTAATACCGGAAGATCGAAGTGTATTCTTGATCCCGGAAAGATTAAAGCGGTAATCCTTATTCCACGTGGTTTTAAAATCCCGAACGGACTGACCGCAGAGAAGATAGAAGAGTTGTGTCATGCGGACCGTCCTAACCGAATTTATCCGATAAAGACGGTTGAAGAATTTGCCCCTACAGGAGGTGAAGCGAATGTGAGTGCAACCGGATATGGAGGTGATAAAGTTACCGGATATTCCGCATATACGGCAGCTCTGACATTGGATAATTATGATGCCAGCCTTAAAGCCAATCTAATGATGGCAAAAGGAGTGGAATTTGACGCGGTAATAGTTGATGAAGACAATATATTGTTCGGAACCAACCGTGACGCAACCGGTATGAGTGGTATTGCCCTTTCGGGAGTATATCCAAGCGGGCAGGATTGGGATTCTTCCGGTCAGGTCGCTAATCTGATCGTAAACCTTATGTTTAAGGATTATGAAAAGTATATTAAAACAGCGAATGTCATGGCTCTTGACTTTGATGTAGTGGAAGCATTGAAAGGGCTTGTGTTTGTTGACCTGGTGAAAGTGGGAGAGAATAAGTACAAGTTGATTGAGCACTTCGGAGGCCTTAATGTTACGGGGTATTATGCGGACGCTCTTTCCAAGAGTGCCGGAAAATCTTTCGACGGAGGCGTATCAGCAGTATCCTATGCTAATGGTGAGTTGACCGTTACTGCTACAGGCACTCCTTCTTTGAAGAAACCATCGGAGCTCCAGAAGGAAGGCATTATCGGTATTGAGCAGAAAGAGGCGTATGATGCAAGCGTTTAACTTATAAATAGGATATAACATGGTTGTAGAAGGTGTGAACTTCATAGAAAATGAAGTCGTGAAGTGGAAACGAAAGGACTTTATCGATACTCACAAAAAGTTATTTTTCCTGGATAGGGAAGAATTTGAAAGGGAAAAGATACTGGGTGATATTTACGACCGGATTAAGGGTTTGATTCCGGATAAAGGTAAACTGATTGATTGACAGTGTGAAGGGGATGGATTTTTATTAGTTCATCCCCTTTTAAATTACATGGGATATGGCAACATTAAGCGATGCGGCTGATAATTTTAAACTGTTTGTTGGAGGACTTGAGAAAGTTGTAAAACACACAATTCAGAGTAATGCTGATTTGGTGCAGGACTTTATCCGGCAACAATTGTATTCAGGGGTGAATGGTCGTGGAAAGCCTTTAAGGCCGACATATCTCAATGACCCTTTTTTTAATTCGAAAGATGCCGGCAGATGGTTTCATAATGCTGAAGGATATATGAAGTGGAAGATGGAAAAGACACCTCCGGCTCCTTCTTATCTGTTCTTGCCACCGCGTGACATGAAAACTCCAAACCTCAAAATTCGGGGTGACTACTACTCGTCTATTACTGCTATCCCCATTAATGACGGATTGAGGATAGAATCTGTCGGGGTCTCTTTCGGGGATGATATTGAAAAGAAATACGGCAGTATAATACTGGCCGTAGGGCCCGAAGCATTGGGGCATTTTATGGTTCATTTTATGAATCCCGCATTACGGGAATATTATGCAAAATTCGGTATACTGTGAGCTGTTGGTGTGATAATAAAAAAAGGATGCAGGATATAGAGAGAGTCCGAAGCCTTGCACGCATAGCTGCCAAGATGGATCACTCTGTGTATGTGCTGTACGAAAGGAAAGACGGAACCTTTGATTTTCTACCGGAAGGTATTGAATTCTATGGAACGTTTGTTGAATTGGTGTTTTATTAGAATAAGAAGTAATAACCATCGTGTGAAGGGGCACGATACAAAATTTTAAATTATGGCGAATGAATTTAAAATAACGGATATTGTTGATAAAAAAGCTTTTGATGAATTAACTAATTTGATTAATAAGTTTAATGAAACCAAAAAGGTTTATAAGGAGCTTACCGAAGCATTAGCTGGTGGCCTTGACGTTAAACCTAAAGATCTTGAAGAATTAGCAAATAAAACAGAGAAGTATACCAATATCATGAATCAGTTGGTTACAACTCAAAACAAACTGGCTGATATACAAGGTAAATACAAGGGTATTTTAAATGATCTAAATAAGAATATGAAAGAATTCTTATCATTGTCATCCTTATCAGGAAAGTTTGATTCTCTCACAAGTGCAATAAATAAGGCTTCTGATGCTTTAAAAATCGCATCTGAAGCTCAAAAGGATAATGCTCAAACTACTCAAAGGCAGGCTCAAGCCATGCAATCCGCAAGTTCATCTATTTCATTGACAAGTAGTGCTTATGCGGAGATTCTAAATACCGTAACTTCTTATGATAATAAAGCAAAAGAACTAAATGAAAGGCTGTCTGCTAATAAAATCAGGCTTGATGAAATAAGGAGAGAGCTATCTGAACTATCAAAAGAACTATCTAAGGGTACAATAAGTCAGCAAGAATATTTGCGTATAGTCTCTGACCTTACGATTAAAGAACGGGATCTTGTACAACAGAACAAACAATATACTTCTCTTTTAAATGCCCATTCAAAAGCTATGGTTTCTACAGCCGGTAGTTATAATGAAATGAGTGCGGCTGTAGTACAGTTAGAAAATAGATTTAGAAATTTGTCTGAAGCTCAAAGACAAGGAGATCAAGGAGTCGGTTTAATAAAGCAGATTAAGCAACTAAAAGATGAATTAAAGGCCATTGACGCTCAAATGGGTAATTATCAAAGAAATGTAGGTAACTATACATCACATTGGAATGGATTAAACGCATCTGTCCAGCAAGTGGCCAGAGAGTTGCCTTCATTAGCAGTAGGATGGAATGCTTTCTTTCTTGCTATCTCTAATAACTTGCCTATAATGGCTGATGAAATAAAACGTGCAAGAGATGAGTTTAAGGCTTTGCAAGAATCCGGTCAGAAAGGGGTTCCCGTATGGAAACAACTAACTAAATCTATCCTTAATTGGCAAACAGCATTGGTAGTAGGTATTACATTGTTATCTGTGTATGGAAAGGATATAATGAATTGGATAGAAAACTTATTTAAAGCGAAAGAAGTCACAGGGGACTTGATTGACTATGAAAATAAATTGCTAATAGCTAGGCAAAAAGGAATTCAAGATATATCTAGAGAAACGACTAAGCTAGATCTTCTTTATAAAACAACTCAAGATACAAATAAACTTAGGAAGGAACGTCTTGCAGCAGCTAATGCGTTACAGAAGATGTATCCTGATTATTTAGGAAATATGAAGAAAGAAAGTATATTAGCTGGAGAGGCTAAAGAAGCGTATATGCAATTGAGAAAAGAGTTGGTGGCTTCTGCGATAGCACGTGCACAGTTAGATGAAATGACTAAAATTGCAGCCCAGAGATATAAGGCATGGGTTAAAGAAAGAAATGCTTATGTTTCATATTTAAGATCGGAAAACGAACTCAGCAAGAATAATAGTGATCTACAAAAAACAATAACATTAAATGCAAAAAAACAATGGGAAAATGCAAAAGATAGTTTGAGTGATTACGATAAAGCTCTTAAAGGTATGTCTGAGAGTATTGACGTAGACGCTTTGGTAAATGATTCCAATGACGCTAATAAAAAGGAGGCTGAGGAATATGCAAATTACATGAAGAACATAGAGAGTGAATTGACTAAAACCAGAATAGCTCTAATCGAGGATCGTAGAAAAGCAGAGATTGCCAGTGTAGAAAATACTTATAAAGAGAATATCAATAAAATAAAAGGATATTCAGCCAAAGAAAATCAGTTAAGATCCCAATATGAAGAAGAGAAAAATAAAAATATCAGAGATATTAATGAAAAATATGACTTGGAAAGGGAGGAGTATGAATCAGATTTAGAAAAGCGAAGCATTGAATTAAAACTGGATACTATTAAAAACAATTCGGAAAAAGAGCTTGAATATAAACTCGATTTATTACTAAGGATGAATGAAATCTTACGTGAAGAGGAAATCCGTGAAGCGGAAAGGAGAGGTGAAGATGTAGAATTGATTAATAAAAAATATGATGCAAGATTTTCATCTATAATTCAAGATAATATATCAGAGCGTTTAGGGTTGATAAAAAAAGGTACCGACAGGGAACTTGATATATTGGATACAAATTCCTTGAAGGAGATTAATGCTTTAAATAAACAATATAAACAAGGGGAAATAAACGAAAAGCAGTATAGGGATGGACTATATAAGATTACCAAAGAGTCTGGGGAAGCAAAGTTAAAGCTTTTATTGAAAGAAGCGGAGGCAGAACTGGCCTTATCTTCTGATCTCCCTCAAGAGAAGGTTGATGAGATTCAACGGAGAATAGATAAGATTAAGGCTCAGATTGGGGCCTTTGGTGATGACATGGATAATGATGAAAATAATCCGGGGAAAAGATGGGCGGATGATTTTAATAATGCTTTGGGAAATTTATCTTCATCTGCCAATAAATATTTGGGGGATTCTGCCAATATATTTAATGCTCTGGGCGATATCATAGGAGAAATTACCTCAAAAATGGATGATGCAGGAGACAGTGTACTTAATTTTTGGGGCAAACTCGATGACAAGGGCAAGTTATCCTTTGTGTTGTCTTCATTTGCAAAGATACAAGATGGAATTACTTCTATTATGACAGATATTTATGATGCCAGGATAAAACGTGTGGAAGAGGAACAGGAAGCTAATGAAGAAGCTGGCGAAAAAGAACTGGAGAGAATTGAAAAGTTGGAAAACTCTGGTGTCATCACTAAAGAAGAAGCTGAAGCAAGAAAAAGAGCGGCAGAACAAACTACTGCGAATAAGAATAAAGAACTGGAGAAAAAGAAAGAGGCTCTCCAGCAGAAACAGGCCAAATGGGAGAAGGCTAATGCGATCAGTCAATCTATCATAGCTACCGCACTAGCTGTTTCAAGGGCTCTCCCGAATATGGTTCTGGCCGCATTGGTTGGAGCATTGGGAGCTGCCCAGCTTGCGACTATTATTGCTCAGCCTATTCCCAAATATGCTAAGGGTACAGATAACCATCCCGGTGGGTTAGCTATTGTAGGAGATGGAGGTAAACATGAAGCTGTTGTAACTGACAGGGGAGCTTATATAACTCCTAATGTTCCTACTTTGATTGATTTGCCGCGTCGGGCAAAGGTTATTCCCGATGTAGATATAGAGAGGCGCAGTGATTTTCTGCCTCCTTTTGACAGGTTATCTTTGTATCGCAGCATGAACTTGCGTTCAGACATAGGTGCTTTGATGAAGGATGCCGAGAGGATGGGTGAGCCTATTACTGTGAATGTGAATAATGATTATAGAAAGTTGGAGCGTGAGATGCAGTCGTTAAACCGTTCGTTTGAAAAGATGGCTAAATACCAGAAGAAGGCTGCAAAAGAGGCCGAGCTAAGAAATATATCAAATCGTATTTAATATGATATACACAGATCTTGATAGAATATCCCTCAGAAGATTCATAGATGTATTTTGTGGAAATTCGGACGCCGTGTGTGAAGGAGATTATAGTGAAGATGAAAAGCAGAAAGCGGCGTCCGGATTGGTTAATGAATATATGTCTATAGTTGGGAAGAAGGGAATATTGGCTGAAGTTTCTAAGAAGAATGAAATTATCAGCCTTGTGATAAAGATACAGTTGATGAACTGCTGCCGTTATCTTACTGAAGAGAAGGAGTGGTCTACGGTTTGTTTGATTCTTAATGATATGGGATATAGTCTTGATCCTAATGATCACAATAAGATATGCAGCAGGATTGAAGCTATTTTATCTAACAGTAGATTTCGGGTGGATAAGATCATGTCAGAACAATCCGACCTCCCTAAGTCGGCTATTATGGATAGGGATTACTTCGTAAGGGAAAGAGTAGCAGTGATGCAACATTTTAATATGCATGTTGATCCGGATGCGTTTTCTGCCAAAGAGTACGCGTATATGGTAAAGAGAATGTGTGATGAAGTTGATTTTCGCCTGAAGGCATTAAAAAAGAAATGATATGTATTACAAATGTGAGTTGTTAGTTGATGGATACTCGTATCAGGTAACGGATAACCTTGTAAATTGGGATGATATAACGACATCCTTCAAGAGAGGGGATTATGATGGTGTCGTGAGATCGTTCTCTACAAAGTTTGAGTTTTCTAATGCTGCATATAATTTATTAAAACGTGTATTCCGGAATAAATATCTGCAAGCATCTGCGAGTGTGGTGTTTTACACAAGAAATAATAGTTGGCTCTGGAATGAAAGATTCCGGTGTTCGTTAGATTTCTCCACATTTCAAGATGATGGGAATACCATATCTATCAGTGCTGTAGATGACAGCCTGGCCGCATTGATAAAAGCTAAAAAGGGAACGCAGTATGAATATGTGGTTAGCGAGCTTACAGAAGGCAAATACTTATACTATGACGGTATAGAAATGAACCAAAATGTAAACTGGTTGGTTGCCGGGAATAGCATTGAGGATTCAACGGATGTATCGGTTGAGATACAGGCAGCATTAAAGTCCAAATACTTTCCGTTGGCTGTAAAATCAAGTGAGACATCAATAGGCGGATATATAACCTATGGGGATACTTTTCAGCAGAACGTATCTGATGGTGGTAAAGACACTTTCCTTTTCAGAGCGGAAAGGAATATTACCTGCTTCTTAAGTGTCTCTATTTCGTTTAATGTTCCGGCAAATAAGGCATTGTCTATGACATTGGTAAAAATAGGAGCAGATGGGAATGAAACAGAGCTTACCAGAACTGTTATTAATGACGAACACCCTGAGACCATATTTATACTTTCATATATGAAAGATATAACATTGCTTGAAGGGGATTATTGTTTTATAAGATATGGTTCGGCATATAACATGACTTTGACTATCCGGGACCCTTATATTAGTCTAAATTGGGATGCAAGAATAATACCGGTTAATATTGATATAGTTACGCCTGTCAAGCTTCTAAACCGGCTTCTTCAAAGTATAAATGGAGGGCAGGAAGGAATTACAGGAGAGATCGTTTCAGGGGTAGACAAGAGATTGGATGAATGTATGATAATTCCTGCTGAGAGTGCAAGAGGTCTGAAAAAGGCAAAATTATATTGTTCGTATACAAAGTTTGTTGATTGGATGCAGTCGGAGTTTGGCTTTGTTCCTGTAATAGGGGAAGACAAGGTTACATTTGTACATAGAAGTAGTCTGTTTTCAAAAAACATAGTAAAAAATTTCGGTGACAATATACGGTCGTTTGAATATAGCGTAAATTCTTCCTTGATTTATTCCCGGGTACGGGCCGGTTATGACAAGCAAGATTATGACAGTGTGAACGGACGTGATGAATTTCATTTCACAAATGAATATAGTACCGGAGTGACCTTGACTGAGAATACCTTGGAATTGATAAGTCCGTTTCGGGCTGACGCATACGGAATAGAGTTTTTGGTTCAGAAAAGGGGAGAGGATACTACGGATAGTGATAGCGACAATGACGTATTCTTTGTTAATGCAAGGCTTGCTTCAATAGATGGCGGATACCGTCTTATACGTAAGATAAATGGTGGTCCATCCATTTCCGGAGTAATAAGTCCCGATACAATGTTTAATGCTGTATACTCTCCACGTTATATGATAGAGGCTAACCGGAAGTTTATTGGTGCATTTACCAACACATTGGACTTTGCGTCTTCTGATGGTAACAGTGACGTTGTTATTGATGGAGTATCCGAGAAAACGGATATCCAGTTGACGGAAGGAGAGAGGCTGTTTACTGTTGGCGAGGTTTCAGTAGAGTCCGGAGATATGAAAGCTCCTGATGATCTCACAGGATTAATATCTATAGAGAAGGGAGGAGAAACATATCATGGGTATATTAAAGACGGTAAGTTTAATTACGGCCGTTCTGAAGCTGCTAAATATACTTTGATAGTAGAGAGTATAAAATAAGGTGAAATCGTTCATAATTACGTTTTTAATTCATATATTTGCTACGATAACACAGGTCAAGAGGCTTGTAACCCAAATTCGGACTAAAGGACTATGATTAAGATAGGTGATATATGCCCATTGTTCTTTTCGCCAGTTAAGGACAAATATGCAATCGATGTAGATTACATTCAGAGGTTTCATACAACTGATAAAATACTCCTGCAAATATTTGCGGATGACGGAGAAGTAGCTTCAGCCTCTCTTAACGATCTTATCAAAGGAACTTCTTCCAATATCCAATTCCAGACTTATGAGGTAAATGCATCTGTTATGATGTATTATGTCGTGTTTACTTCACTTCCGGATTCAGTCTATAGTATAACTTTTGAAAGGAAAGAATCTGAGCCATTTGAAGTATGTTCCGATTCCAATATCTTGGAAGAAACCGCATTGATTCGCTATTCACACAAAGATAATAATTCTGCTTTTGATAATATCTTCTGGATAGGAGATACTCAACAGGTATTCGAATGGAGAGTGGAAGCTGGGTTTAAGCCGGCAGGATATTCCGCAAAGATAGATAATGAACAATACCGCAATCAAAGACAAGAAATAGAAGAGTTATATGCTGTTCCATATGATTCGTATGTACTTACAATAGGAAACTCGTGTGGTGTCCCGTATTGGTTCGGAAGGCATCTTAACCGGATATTGTGTGTGTCTATGTTTGATGTGAATGGAGAAAGATATGTAAGGTCCGAGAATTCTGTTCCAGAGATAAGTCAGGTTATGGAAGACAGCCAAATGTTTTTCGTGACTATTGCATTGGAACCACAGGAAAATTCTATTGCCGGTGTTGGCGGTGCTCCTGAGCAGGCGAGCAGCGCATCTATTGTCGGTTTTGTCGTAAATAACCCGAAGGAGGGGGAAATGTTGAAATATAAAGAAAGCGAAGCGGCATTCATAAATACTTCACGAATTTGACATGAAAAAGGATATAAGCAAAATACAATGGTTTGGTTCAGAAATTGAAAACGGGAAAGCAAAAGCTCCCGTCATTTCCCCTGATTCTATGTCGCATTTGGAAGGACTGAACGAGGGAGAATTTTATATCTGTAATGCAGACGAAGATCCGGCTATATTTATACGGACCAATAAAAACAATGTAGTGGCGTTTAAGTTGGCGGCTGATGTTGACATGGAGGCTTTAAAGAAAGTGTTTCTCCGCAAAGATCAGGATGATACCACCCCTTACAAACTGACAATCCGTGGTGGCATTGAAACCGGTTGGGACCAATCTCAGGCAGAGCCTACCGCTTCTCTCTCTGAGGATGGTATATTAAACGCTGCCTCAGCTATATTGAAAGAATACATCTCTTCTCCGAAGTTTGTTCCGGGATTCACAGGCGAAGGCTTTAAAATATATAAAGACGAGTATGGCAACTGGCATATAGAATGTGATATTCTAGATGTGAGGAAAGTTATGAATGTATTTGAGTTGCTTATACAGAAAGTACGTTCAATAAATGGTGCTCTTGTTATAAGCCAAGCGAACGGTAAAGTCAGTGCAGTTACTGAGACTTCTGATTTGCAATCTTGGATTCTTGAATTTGAGGATGAAGATGAAACATTCCAGGCGCACGACTTAGTGAGATGTCAAGTATTTGATAGAAGAATAATCCAGTCACCGGCTTTTGATTTTACAAAATTTACAGCCTATTTATATGATGGTTCAGCCATAGATGATAGCGTAAAGATAACGAACACAAGCATTGAGTTTAGCATGAATAATTCAGCAAATTCAGGCTTTCAACTTTACATGTATCCAGAGGGACATGTAGCAGATGCTCCTATAACCACTAAAGAATGCAAATTAGAAATATCTGGTTTGTATGATGGTGCTATGGCTGTATGGAGTGGTTTATCAAAGGATGGAATCGGTTCTGATACTGTAGGAGGGCTTTTGACAAATGGCGAGAATGTAATTCGTGCCATCAATGTATCCGAAGAGATATACAACCTTGGTATAATGATTTTATTAGATTCCGGACATGGTAACGGAAAGGTTACTGTTACTCAAAAAATGGAGGATACATCATCTAAAAAAGGTAAATACTATTGGTGCGAAGTTGCAAGCGTAAATGGTAATCTCGTAACTATTCCTAAGTCTGAATTTGAGGGTATTACGCCAACTGTCGGTGATGAAGTTGTACAGATGGGTAATACTGAGAATCCTCTTCGTCAGAGCTTGATATATATGTCGGCTGCCGAGGATGGCAAGCCTAAGATTGAGATATTAGGTGGAGTCAAGACTAAGTCATTTGCCGGAGCGTCTCGCTCTGTATTTGGGAATTTAGATCATATAACGGACCCGGATTTTCCGGATAATATGCAGCCGCACGATAATGGTGTATATACAAATAACGGTTATTTCAAAGGCATCTTCATCCTTCGCAACGGAAAGACCATCGAGCAGGAGTTTGAGTCAACCAACAAGGAAATAGACATCGCCAAAACCGATGCGAAAGCTGCCCAGGACAGATTGAACACCTGGGCGGATGATGGTGTCATATCACCAACTGAAAAGACCGCGTTAAAGCAGGAAATGGAGGCATTAAAAGCAGAAAGAGATTCTATTCTGGCTAATGCAACACGGTATGGCATTGATACCGTTGCTTATCGGAATGCTTTCAACGATTACTATCATGTGCTTGAAACACATTCGGCGAGCGAGCCAGAGAACATACCGGTTAGCGCTTTATTCAAGACTATTCAACAGGCTTATTATGATCAGCAGCGGACAATTATAAACGCGATAAACTCCGCTTCATACTCGTATGTAGGGGAAAAGGTTAAGATTGAGACTGATACGATTATGGAGGCTTTGCCCGGACAGATTACGTTGGCTGTGAAGGGTGAGGTGAGTAAGGTGAAGGTAGGGGGAACTAATCTATATAGTTATAAAACTTCCTCTCTTGATAATTTGGGAGGTAGTACTGTTACCGCAACCAGATCTGATGACATTCATGGATTCAGATTAGTAGGTGCGTCTTCAGGTAGAAATGTGATTCGTATTCCAGGCATAATCCCCCCCATTCCTGGTAAATATACTGTGTCAGGATGGATAAAAGGATCTCAAAGTACCACTCCCGGTATAACCATTGATGTATGCGATTCTGAAAGTATTCGTATAACCGCTACTGCTGACAATAATTGGAGTTATTTCAATCATACATTTAATGTAACCAATAACACAGAAGATCAGAAGGAAATATATAATTTTGTTGATATAGAGAATATTTCATGGGCTTATATATGGGTGAAAGATTTCAAAGTTGAATCAGGTGAACTTGCCACGGCCTGGAGCCCAGCCCCTGAAGATCTTAACTACATTGCCAAGACCTACACCGACTCAGAGATAAAAGTTACGAAAGGGTTAATTGAAAGCAAAGTCTCCCAAACCGACTTTGACGCTCTCGGACAGGTTGTATCCAATCAGGGAACTGAGATCTCTCAGACCAAGACGGATATTAACCTTGTATCAACGGTATCCGGAAATGCGCATCTGCTTGCTTTGACCATGAGCAAAGGTCAGATGTTGTATC